TGGCGACGATTTTGCTATTGCCAATCCAGAATACACTTATTCTTCGCAAACTTTATCTACTATTTCGGTATTTCAGAGTATTTTGAACCCGCCACTAAACGTCAACGTATCTAAGTCTTGCATAGACACACTCGTTGCGAAGATTTGCAAGAATAAAGTTAAGCCTATGTTCCTCACTTCAGGTGGGACTTACAAAGCTGAGAAGCAAGCTAAGCAGTTGAACAAGTTCATCAACGGACTCTTCTACCAGACCAACTTTTATCAAATGGCTACAGAAATTAAACGCGACGAGTTTATTTTTGGGACAGGGTGTGCTTATGTATATGAAGACCCCGAGACCAACAAAGTAAATGTAGAGCGAGTATACCCAGGTGAAATCTGCGTTGATATGGCTGATGGTATGTATCAAAAACCTCGTGCGATTTATCGTGTGCGCAGTTTGCCCCGCGACTATCTACGTAACATGTTCCCCGAATATGCAGAGGCTATTAATAGAGCTAAGGCGATTAATGTTTTTACCGGACGGTCTTATAGTGAACTACTTATGGTTTATGATGCTTGGCATTTACCGTGCAATGGAATCAAAGGTCGCCACGTATTTGGCATCGAGACCTGTTCATTCGCTGATGAAGAATATGTTAAAGATGACTTCCCTTTTATTTTTACCCGTTACTCCTCGAATATTCTAGGGTTCTGGGGCGTTGGTGTATGCGAAGAACTGGTGTCTATTCAGGGCGAATTGAATCGTCTACTCATGAACATTCAAGAGGCTATGCGTTTATCAGCTAACCCTAAGGTGTTTGTTGAAGAAGCTTCTGGCGTGAATCCACTTCATTTGAGCAATGACAATGCAATCATCGTGAAGTACCGCAACACTCCGCCAGTATACGCAGTGAATCCTTCTGTTCACCCAGACCAGTTTCAGATGACAGACTTCTTGTTTAAGCAAGCTTATGGCATCGTAGGTCTGTCAGAACTCACTGCATCAGGCACCAAGCCACCGGGGTTGAATAGCGGAAAAGCTATCGATAGTTTTCACGACATAGAGACTGAGAGATTCAGTCACACTGCGCGTTTGTGGGAAGATTTACATATTAAATGCGCAGAGAAAATGCTCGACATGGTACACGATATTTACGAGCGCGACGGTACTTACGAAGTGTCTTCCTTCTCCAAGAAAGAGGGCATGGAAAATATTGACTTTGCTGATATCAAGGTAGACCGCGACGGATATGTTATGCAGTGCTTCCCGATCTCGGACTTCCCATCGACGCCTTCTGGTAAGTTGAACTTCATTCAGGAAATGGCGAGCAGTGGCTTGATAGATCCGATGATGGCGATGGAGCTCCTAGACTTCCCAGACACCGATAAGATGTTTGGTCTGAAGTTGGCTCCTCTACGCTCTATCTTGCAGAACATCGAAGATATGCTCGATACCCAAAAGCTCATCTCTCCAGAACCTTACGACAACCTTGAAATGTGCATCCAATATGGAAATTACTACTATCACTGGGCACGCAACAAGAAGCTCAAAGACAGCTCTCTAGAGCTTATTCGGGCATACATCAGCAAAGCAGCCAAGCTTCTTGAAGTGCCGGAACAGGCTGCTCAAGCAGCTGCTGCGCCAGCACCTCAGGCTCCAGCAGTACAGACCCCAGCACCTGAAATGGGAATTAACCCAGAACTTCAACCTACTGCGCCGATGGTGTAAATGAGCGCTTATTCCTGCTTGACGCACAACATCACTAAGTTTGGTTTGAAGGGTGGGAAGCCAGATTTTCTGCACGCGTCCCCAGCCTTTTACAACCAACTCATGGAAGAATTATTTCCTGAAGGTTTTGCGCGGGACAACATATTCAAGATTAGATATCCGTCAGGTTCAGTCCTTCTAGTTTGCGACGAAGACCTCTTGGACCAACGCGGCTACTTAGCCGATTCACTTACTGGAGTCGTATGGAATTTTTAAACACGTCAACCGGATCAATGCCTGCTGTAATTGGCGGAGAAGCCCCGCAAACGGAAGCGCCTGATAGTCAGCCTTCTGGACAGGGTGAGGCCTCAGGAAAGTCGAAATATAAGCTCCCAGACCTAGCTTACCGAATGGCTCGCGTAGCGAAGAAGGAAAGCGCAATCTTAGAGCAAAAAAAGGCTTTAGACGCGGACCTTGCTCTAGCCAACGAGTACAAGACGAACAAAGAGACGGCAAAACAGAACCCTATTAAATTTTTGCAGAGCTTAGGTCTCACCTTCGAAGACATCGCAAGGTTTCAGCTCGAAGGAGGAGAAGCTGCCCCTGAAGATCCAATCTCTTCTCTCAAGAGTCAAATCGAAGAGATGAAAAAGTCTCAGATGGACAAAGAGGAGATGGCGAAGCAGCAGGAGATTGAGCGTGAGAGAGCAAATCACGAGGCGCAAGTTTCCACTTACAAGAAAACCATTAATGATTTTGTTGAAGCGAATAAAGATGATTTCGAGTTCCTGGCGGCAAATCCTGATCACGTGGATACCGTCTATGAGATCATCGAAACGCATTACAACAACACTCAGAAGATTCTTGACTTCAAGGAAGCGGCACAACTTGTCGAAGACGAGCTTGAAAGCGAATTTAAAACCAAGTACGCTAGCCTAAAGAAGATTAAAGGCTTGATAAATCCAAGTGAAGTTGTTGACCGTCAGCAGGCACCTCTCGAATTCTTAAGAGAACCCGTCTACCAGTCACAGCGTCCTACGAGTTTATCAAACAATCTAAAACCTGAAGTTCCACACCGTGCTGATGAAAGTTCTCTATCTCCTGAACAAAGATTTCAAAGAGCAATAGAGATGCTGGATAAAGCACGCGGAAGATAAGGTTACGCAGCTAAAGTTACATCTGCCCATAAGTCAGTTTCCGGGCGCTAATGTTCAATGAGAACACGGCAAAATAAAGTTTTGAATTAAAAATTTATTTACCCATAAGGAAACTGACAAATGTCAATTTTAGACAATCAAGCGTTTATTCCAGCGCTGAAAACCCTGTATACAGATAAAGAAATCCGTAACCTCGTTTAACTTGTAGACGAGTTTAAACCCACTCTGATTGACTTGGAAGCCCGGCAGCGGGTGACAGGGCGGAAGCGAAAGCACCGTGAACGACTAAGTGAGAGGGCACCGAAAGGTGATGCGATAGTCTGAACTCCCGCTATAACTAAGCGAAACGGGAGAGGGAAATCCGAAGTGGTATCCCCGCTAGATGTTAAAGTCTAGTAGTAACAACTCTGTACAAAAATAACCCGTTCCTAGCTATGGTTCCCAAGTTCGAAGGCTTTACTGGCGATGCTCGTAAAATTCCTTTGATCTATGGTAACCCTCAAAACCGTTCTGCTCAATTTGGAACAGCTTTGTCTATTGGTAGTACATCTTTACTACAAGCATTCTTTCTTACTCGCTCACCTAACTACTCTGTTGGTGAAGTTGCTAACGAAACAATCCTTGCTTCTCAAAATGATAGCGGCGCATTTATGCGTGCACTTAAGCTTGAAGTAGACGGAGCTCTTAACTCCTTAGCTCGTTCTCTTGCAACTCAGTTGTACAGAAACGGTACTGGTTGGATTGGACAAATATCCTCTACTTCTGGAACAGGCACAACATTAACTCTTGCTGACCCAGAACAATCCGTAAACTTTGAAGTCGGAATGGCTTTGGAAGCGAACGCTACCTTAACTAACCCAATTACTTTGACTACTACTGGACAACAAGGTGTAATTACGGCGATCGACCGTATTAACGGAATCATCACTTTAAGCCAAGCTATTCCTGGAATGGCTACATCTTACTATTTATTCCCACGCGGTGATGGTCTTCAAGGGACTCTTTCTGGATTAGACGCATGGATTCCATTCGCTAACCGTAACACTGTTCTTGCAGCTCCATTCTTCCAAGTAACACGTAACACAGATACTACACGTTTAGGCGGACAATACTTCGACGGAAGCTCACTATCCCTTGAAGAAGGTATGCAACAATTACTTCGTTATGTTTACAGAGAAGGCGGACGTCCTGACTACTTCTTCGTTAACTCCTTAATCTATCAAAACCTTATCATTTCCTTGGGCTCTAAAGTTCAATACGTAAATGTTAAGGCAGGTGACATTGATGTTGGTTTTGAAGGCGTACAAATTCACTACCCGGGTGGACGCGTAACCGTTCTTGCTGACCAAAACTGTCCTGACAACTACGGATATGCTTTGGAAATGAGAACTTGGGAAATGGCTTCCTTAGGAAAAGCAGTTAACTTGTTCAAAGGCGACGGACTAGACGTTCTTCGTTCTGCAACAAACGACAGCTTGCAATTCCGTTGCTATTCATACTCTAACCTCGCTTGTTACGCACCTGGTTTCAACGGCGTTATTCAATTCCCTAGCTTCCCATACTAATAACTTAACGTAACTTGTAGTCGCTCCAGATAGCTGGAGCGATAGGAGAAGTGCAATGGCATCAAGGTATTTTCAGCAGTTTACGAGCTCTTTAGATAGAAACGTAGTTATATTAGACGGGACAGCTACCCTAAATGGTTCTAGCGCGCCAACCAACTTGGCTGGAAAAGGTTTAAGCAGTTTAGTGCATACTTCTACAGGAGTATTCACACTAACTCTATCCGATAGATATTATGCTTTGTTAACCACGCAAATGGATTACACAACCGTAACGGGATTGTCTGGTCTTACATCTCTAAGCTACGGCGTGACTTCTAACGTGAATAATGCGACTCCCACAGTGACATTTACTTTTGTAAACGGTTCTGGCGTAGTTACTGATCCACCGTCTGGACTTGGCATCACATTCGTTATCCTTCTAAAGAACACATTTCTATAAAAGGGGATCGATATGATGCTAGGCGGAAAAAAAGATGGCGGAGCTAGTTTAGCTTCCAACATCTACAGCAAATATATGAAGAGAGTTCCCAATGAGGAAAATATTTCTCCTAGGGCCAAGATTGGCGAAGAGCACGAAGACGACGAGGCAGCAATGCACCGCGACGGAATGCACGAAGCTATGCACAACTTTCATGAAGCCTTTCACGGCGGCGATATTCACGGCATGGCGAAAGCTTTTGCAGCTGGACATGTGTTAGCCAAGAAGTACATGGAACACGAGCAAGAGACTGACTCTGAGAAACAAGACGATAGAAATATTGAGCTTGGTGTAAGTCCGTTCGAAAAGGGGTAAAGTAACTTTAGTTACCCCCAACTAACTTTAGTTACCCCTAGTTAACCGGAGTTCCTATGAGTATGACCGTCGTAGTTTCAGACTTGATACAAGAGGTCAGAGACTTATCAGACCAGAATAGCAGCCAGTTTGTTACAGATGCCGAGATTACTCGTTATCTGGATAAATCTTACAGAGATATGTACATCAGAATTGTTCAACAAAACTCTAACTTTTTTGAAACCACACAGACTTACACAGTGAATGGTGCTCAGGATACTTATCCATTGCCCACTGATTTTTATAAACTGTGCGGTATAGACCTTAATACCTCGTCAGATATTTCCATCACTCTATCCCCTATCAACCGGAATCAACGTAACATTAACAAAAACGTTTTCTCGGTAGCATGGAACAATACTCCATGGCGTTATAGAATAAGTGCGGAGAATATCATTTTTACTCCAGTTCCTTTAACAACTGCAACATTTACTGTGTGGTATATTCCTGACCCGACTCCTATCACCTCGACCACACAAACTCTTGTCCTCACACCTTCTACAATCGTAGATTATTTAGTTATCGACTCAGCTATTAAATGTTTGCAAAAAGAAGAGTCAGATACGTCTAATCTTTTAACCGACAAACAATTGATGATTGAAAATATTCTACAGGCTTGCGCTACTCAGGATGATAGCTTCCCGCTCAGAGTTACAGACATGACCACGATAAACGGTGTTTCTATGTACAACCCATTATTCAGGTCGTAAAATGATACCTTTTAAAAAGATTCAAATCATAGATGACATTATTCAGCGTTTCCAAGACAACGTAGCAAATGTGTTTAACAGTTTGCAGAGTAGTTTTTTGCTAAATGCTGTTCTGCAAAATGGTGTAAACAACCAGGGAATTACGCTTACAACTGGTGTTGATAATTATGTAAATCATGGGTTAAATAGAGTTCCTAAAGGCTATTTTGTTGTTTCTAAGAACGTTGCAGTGGATATTTACACATCCTCAACAGCAAGTCCTAATCCAAATACAATTATTGTGTTAAAATCTACAGCAAACGCGACAGTAAACATCGTCTTTTTTTGAGGAATAAATCATGGCTAACACCACAACAAACATGGGTTTGACACTGAATGTAGTAGGAATAACCCAAGACCCAATATGGTCTAATAACATCAACGGGGACTGGTCAATTATTGATGCTCACGACCATTCTGTTGGCAAAGGTGCTCAGGTTACGCCAGCAGGGTTGAATATAAACTCTGACTTATCCTTCAACTTCAACAACGTGACTTCCATCCGTTCTTGGCAGGGACAGAACCAAACAGCATTTCTAGCGCTACCTACAGACATAAACTGTGGTTACTTTGTTAATGGTAACTTTACCATTAACAACTCCTCCGGAACACCGGTGCAGATCACTAGTGGAGCAGGACTAAATATTGCTTCATTAGGAACAATCGGTGGGGACTTTGGGGGCTTGAACCCAGCAGCAGTCACTTACAGCAATGTAACGAAGAATTTTGCGTTTACTCAAAGCCCAAATACCCCTGCGTCACTATCAGTTAATAGCGTTGCATTTGGATATCCGAGTGCTAGCCCACAATTTGTTACGCTCGGAGCTCCAGCGACTGTGAGTTCCTACACGATCACTTTGCCTGCAGCAGTGGCGGCCTCGGCGAGCGTCATGACTTTCGACACTTCAGGCAATGCGAGCTTCACTCCTTATACTTCTGCCAACACTCCAAGCACGGTCGTGACTCGTGACAGCTCAGGTAACATCAACGCTGTCGGCTTGACAGTCACGACTCTGACTGCCGCGAGTAGCACGATTGCTCTCGTGGGCAACGAAACCATCTCTGGTACTTTGGGAGTGACGGGACAGATAAGCGGCGGATCACTCAGTACTGCAGGCGGTCTAGCCGTCTCAGGAACGGCCAGTCTCACCACGGTAACAGTCGGCGGGAACACCACTACGTCGGGGTATATCAATCCTCTCGGCGGCATCTATTCAACTCAAGGATCTGCGCTGTTGAAGAATGCCTACTACAGTGGTTCGATCGGCGGCAATGGCAACGCGACAATCACGGTTTCTGGGGCGACAACAGTTTTGGGTATAAATGGAATCTACACTCCAGGCGGCAGCGGAAACTCTTATTTCATATATCCAGCGAACGTAACGTCCATTCCTGCGAACACGGTGAATGCTTATTCTCCGACGGCGACCACCGTGCGACTTCAAAACTATTTCCCGTCTACATCGTGCAATTATCAAATCGTTGTCACTTACTACTAAGGAGCTAGCAAATGGCTTTGCAAAAGCAAGTTATTCCGGCTCCTTTCGATAAAGGAGTAGACACAAAGACAAGCCCATTCTTGACAACTTCATTCTTGAGTCTGCAGAATTGCTTTCAGCAAAAGACGGGAAGTATTCAAAAGCGTTTTGGATTAGATAGTTTATCAACAAATATCTTGAATCAGACAGCTCAGATCACACAGGGAAAAACGTTATTTACTTACAATAATGAACTTCTGATGCACGACGGAGCGCTTCTCTATTCCTATAGTCAGCCCAATGATGAATGGATAGTTGTCAACGAACTTTACACGAACCGAGTCGTTGCCACACCTGTGATAGCAAACTCTTATAACCAGACAATACCGGACAGGGACACGACTAATGGAATTGAGTTATATGCATGGGAAGATTCACGTGGCGGCGTATATGTCACTGCTCTTGATGCTGCTTCTGGGAATATTATTCTCGTGGAACAACAACTAAGTTCATCATATACAAGACCTAGGGTCGTCGCATGCGGAACCTTCATATTCGTCTTCGCGATTAAGAATGGCACTTCTATCGTGTCAAGAAGATTTGATACAGAAAACCCGTCTAGTTTCAGCACAGAGACAACTATCTCTAGCAGTATTAACGGCATTTACGACGTTATCCAGTTCAGCAGCAGAATGATGTTTGCTTACGGGAATGCTGGTAATAACTTAGTGCTAGGATATTTAAATCAAGACAATACGGTTGGTTCTTTACTCACGGGGACGCCTCAACCCACGACTTTTTCGGGTATTACTGTAGTTGACTGTCTAGCGATTTGCTCAGACTTTGGCGAGAATGAATACAATCATATTTACTGTGCTTATTCTGCTAGCGCTTCAACAGTAAAGCATTCAGCATACAACACAAACTTAACTACATATTTAACAGAAACTACACTAGACAGCGGATTAGCTACGACTCCCTCGCAAATAACTTTGGTTGATAATGGCGGAATAATAGTAGCACTTTATGAGCTTCCAGGAACTCCTAATATTAACTATTTCATCAAAACAAATAGTTTGACCATCAGTGACAATACCCCAGGAACGGCAGCAAATCTTCTCTTAAGTGCTGGGTTGTTATCTAAGATATTTTACGCTCAAGGCGAATATTATGTAGCTGTTAACTATGACACCAATATACAAGCAACAAACTTTATCATCAGAATTAGCGATGCCTTTATTGTGGCGAAGTTTAGTTACACATTAGGCGCAGGTATTCTCGCTAAAACGAACAGTCTTTGCAGGGCCAGCGTAAGTTCGAATGGACTAGTAGAATTCCCTGCGTCACGAAGAGTAAAAGTAATCGCGGGAACAACACTTACTTTTTTACTTGGAGTTTATAAATATAACTTCAACTTTAACCTCACAAGCGACATTGAAGCTGAGCAGCTGGGACAGAACTTGCACATCAACGGCGGAGTTGTTCAGGCTTATGATGGGTTGAGTACAACAGAATTAGGATTCTTTTTGAATCCAGAATTACCGACGGGGGCAACAGGTTCAGGTGCACTCACGGGTGCTTATCAATATATCGTGGTTTGGCAATGGATAGACCAAGCAGGACAACTTCACCAGAGTGGGCCAAGTCCTATTTTGTCTGTTACATTAAGTAGTAATAACTATACTCTCACGATTCCAACTTTGAGAATTACATTAAAACAAGCGCTATACGGCAGAACAAATGCACTAGCAGTTATCTATCGCACAGTTGCGGCTGGAACAATATTTTACAGACTTACAAACTTATCGAGTCCTTTATATAATAATCCGTTAGCGAACACGATAACTTACACTGACAACGCTGCTGACAGTACTATAACTTCCAACGAACTTCTCTATACGACTGGCGGCGCATTGCCTTACTTCCCTCCGCCAGCATCGACTCTGTCTCACGCTTTTCAGAATAGACTTTGGCTCGCAGGGGCTGAGGATGTAAATACCCTTTATTATTCTAACGAGTTCATCACTGGAGATGGAGTATCATTTACTCCAACGGGAAATATTCTCGTAAATGAAGTTGGCGGCCCAATCTCGGCGTTGTCAGACCTCGACGACAAACTCATCATCTTCAAGAACAAAGCTGTGTATGCCATCGCAGGAATTGGTCCAGATAACACTGGTGGAAATGGAACATTCAGTCTCCCTCAAATCATCAGTGGTGAAATTGGTTGCACAGAGCCGCGAGCTATCGCCAAGATTCCTAATGGACTTATGTTCTTGTCCAACAAGGGAATCTATCTTCTAAATCGAGGGCTGGCATTCGAGTATATTGGAGCTCCGGTAGAAGCTTTCAACAACTACACATTCACGGGGTCGGTCGTTGTCGGCGATGAAAATCAAGCGAGATTTACGACTCTGGAAGGAACGACTCTTGTCTACGATTGGTTCTTTGAGAAGTGGTACACATTCACGAATCAACAAGCTGACTCGTGCAAGATCTGGGACGGCAACTTCACTATCTTAGGCACCAATGGTGTTACGAGAGTGGAAGACCAAAACAGCTTCTCTGATAATAATTATCCTATCAATACAACTGTTCAAACTGGATGGTTTTCCTTTGCAGGTATTCAAGGCTTCCAAAGAGTTTACTCAGTGCTTCTGCTCGGCAAGTTCGTGGGAAATCATGTGCTCCAAGTGAGCAGTTTCTTCGACTTCAAAACTACTGCTAGGGAGACTGTTACTATCACTCCACAAAATGTTATCTTCGGCTCAATCTATGGCGAGAATAATGTTTACGGGACCAATGGGACTTACGGAACTCAGCAGTACACAGATGGCGTTTACCAGTTTGAGTACAAGCCCTGTCAGCAGAAGTGTGAAAGTATGCAACTAATGATTCAAGATATTTTTCCAAACAATCAGCCAAGCGGTGGGTTTGAACTTCACGCTATGAGCTTCACTGTCGGCCTAAAGAATGGCCAATACAAAACCGTAGCGGTTAGGAGGATGACATAATGGTATTTGAAGTAGTCGGTGACGCAATCGGTGGTTTATTTGGCGGTTCTAAACCCACTTTAGACAGAAAAGCAGCCCCCGCCGGGAACAGAAGCGCAGATCAATTGCGTAAAGATTTCATGGGCGCGATGCAGACTAAGTATAATGCACCTCAATACGCGACTCCTACCATCGGGGGTCAGGCGGGCAATCAATTTACAAATCAAGCTTTACAGCTTCAACAGCAAGCAGCAACTGGTGGCGCTCCGAGCGTGGCGGGTCTACAGCAACAGCAAGGTCTTGAACAGGCATTAAGAGGTCAGTTCGCGGCAGCAAACTCAGCCAGAGGTGGAGCTGGTAATCAGCTTCAAGCGGCTCTAGGAGCTCAGAATCAAGGCGCTGAGATGCAACAGGCAGCCATTAATAACGCAGCACAACTTAGAGCGGCGGAGATGGCAGCAGCACGTGGAGAATATGCGAACAGTGCTTTTAGCCAGGCAGGACTCGAACAGCAACGCAACCTTGCAAATCTTGGCGCTCAGCAGCAAGCGAATGCTTTAAATCAGCAGGGACAACTAGCAACTAATCAACTTAACCAACAACAGCAATTTGGCGCATTAGGCGGCATGCAAAGCGCAGAGCAATTAAGGATTCAAGCAGAGCTTGGAGATGTAAATGCATCTGCAGCTTTGCAGGGAGCTTATCAACAACAAAAAGGCCAAATCATGGGCGGTTTGTTGGGTGGTATCGGTGGTGGTTTGGCAATGGGTGCTTTTTCAGGACCAGCAAAGGCGGCAGCTCCTGCAGCAGCAGTTTCAGATAAGAAAGCGAAGACCAATGTCAAAGACGGCTCTAAAGAAGCACAGAAATTTCTAGATGCCCTTAAGGCTCACGTCTACGAATACAAAGATAAATACAAAGGTTCTATGGCTCCTGAAGGCGAGCACATAAGTCCTATGGCTCAAGAGCTAGAGAAAACGGCCGCTGGCAAGCACATGGTCAAACATACAGCTGATGGCACCAAAGTCGTAGATTATAGTTCCCCACAGGGTTACGGAGCAATCCTGGCTAGTCTCTCTCATCTCAACAAGAAGATTCAAGAGCTTGAAGGAAAGGGTAAGAAAAATGGCTGATTCCAAAGGTAAGTTTCTCGTCTTAGGCGAGGAGCCGAAGTTTTTCTTAACCACTCAAGATAATAAAACAATCAAAGTACCTAAGGGCTCGATGAGTAATGATTTACAAGATTACTACCGTAGTCGAATTACTTTGCCTAGTGAGCCTGAATCTATACCAAATGCACCTAATTCTGTACCACAGATGAAGCAACCAAATAATCAGGCACTAATGGCGCCGCCTATGCAGGCTCCAGCGATTCAGCCGCAGCAACAAATGCCGCAAGCTCCAATGGCTGCGCCACAGTCTCCTATGCAACCCAAGGGGCCCAACGCTGGATTTCAGCAACAGCTTGGAGCAGCAGAGCGACTCGGAGAGCTTGAAGGCGAAAAGTCTCAGGCTCTATTCGATATTAACAAACAAAAAGCGGATATGTTGGCTCAGAGTCCTGAAGAGCAAGTGCGTAATGACCCAAGATTTCAACAGGCTTTCGAGCAACTAGAATCATTGCCTAATGAGATTTTAAAGAGAAATGAAGAGCTATCCAACTTCAAAATAGACCCGAATCGCCTGTGGAATAAGTCATCCACTGGTCAGAAAATCGCTGGATTCCTAGGCCTCGTCCTTTCAGGAATTGGTTCAGGACTTACAGGCAAGAGTAACAGTGCATTGGATGTGATTACTCGCGCTATCGAAAATGATATCGACTCTCAAAAGGAAGAAAAAGGAGCTTTGAAAGAGAGCATTATGGGCATGCAAACTGCCTATAAGACTTTCAAAGATTTCATCGGCGATGGGAAAGCTGCAAAGCTCATGACACTTAACACTGGACTTCAAAGACTACAGCTCTTGGGGGACGCTACAGCTGAGAAGTATAACAACCTACAAGCTAAAGAGCGTTGGGCATTAGAGCGTGGAAATATCGAACAAAA